AAACACAAAGAAAGAAATAAAATGGTAGCTAAACTTCACACAATTAGAAGAAAATTAGCAAAAAAACAAAAGCTAGGATTTAGTGAAAGAGCAAGAGCAGTAAATAAAGGGTTGTTACCTAGTAAGGCTAAGAAAGATGGCAAAAAAAAGAGATCCTAAAGTTGGAACAGGAAAAAAACCAAAAGGTTCTGGCAGACGCTTATACACAGATGAGAACCCAAAAGACACAGTTGGTATCAAATTTGCCACAGAAGCAGACGCAAGAGCTACGGTTGCAAAGGTTAAGAAAGTCAGTAAACCTTTTGCGAGAAAGATACAGATCCTTACAGTTGGAGAGCAGAGAGCAAAGGTAATGGGTAAGAATAAAGTTGCCAGTATATTTAAAAGAGGCAAAGAAAGTATAAGAAAGGCACATAAAAAATGATGTGGTTTTGGTTAAGTTTATCTAAGTTTTTTAATAAAATTGGAAACTATTTTTATCACAAACATGTTATGTGTGTTAAAACAAAGACAAGGGAGTCAGTAAATGGACATACAAAAACTGCGACAAGAAATAGAGGCAGACGAGGGAAACGTAAATGAAATCTATTTGGATCACCTCGGTTTGCCTACTTTTGGGATTGGTCATCTGGTCCGTGATACTGACCCAGAATATGGACAAGATGTAGGAACTCCTGTAAGTGAAGAGCGTGTAAATAGTTGTTTTGACAGTGATATACAAGGAACTATAACAGACTGTAAGAATTTATTTAATAATTTTGATGATCTGCCAGAAGAGGCACAATTAATTTTATGTAATATGATGTACAATTTGGGGTACACAAGGCTATCAAAATTTAGTAAACTTAGAGCAAGTCTATCTATAATGGATTTTACTGAGTGTGCAAATCAAATGTATGACTCGAAATGGAGAACACAAGTGCCAAATAGAGCAGAGCGTTTAATTAATAGAATGAAAGCACTAGGAGCGTAATATGTTATCAGCAATACTTAGTTTAGCAGCACCGGCAATATTAGGACCTATAGGTGTAACAAGTCCTATGATAGCAAGTGCCATAGGTGGTGGGATAGGTAAATTACTTGAAGGTGGAAGTCAACAAGATGCTTTACAAGCTGCTGCTTTAGGTGGTCTTGGTGGATTTTTAGGTGGAAAATTGGGTGGCTCTTCTGCTTTTGGAGGAAACCCAACAAATCCAATGGCAGGTACAACTGCAGATGTTACAACACAATTATCTCCATTTGGCCCGGGTATGGATTCTGCTTTACACACTCAATTACCACCAAATATAGCAGGAACTGAGACATTAATGAGTAAGTTAACAAGGCCAGAAGCTATAGGGGCTGGCATAGGTGCATCTTTGGCTCCTCCTCCTATGATGAAGCCAAAAGAAGAAGAAGAAATAGAAGTTCCAAGAGGTATGCCAATTAAAAATACATCTATATTTCCTGAAATGGGTTATGATGCTGGTAAAATGGGTGAATTTAATTATAGGATACCTAGAAACTTTGCAGAAGGCGGCGAAGTAGAAAGTGATATTATGCCTATGGATGCAGGTATTGGTGGCATGATAGATGATGGCATGAATGATAAAGAATTAATAAGTAGCGCAATTGACGTTATACAAGGTGAAATTAATGACCCTGACCAACAAAAAGTTATTTTATCTCAGTTTGTTGCTGAGTTTGGTCAAGAGGCTTTGCAGGATTTAGTACAAAAGGTACAAGGTGGTGAAATTCCATCTATTCCAAAAGAGGGTGATGGCATGGTTAAAGGTGCTGGAGATGGTATGGCTGATATGATTCCTGCAAATATGGAGGGAGATCAAGATGTATTACTTTCTGATGGTGAGTTTGTTGTGCCTGCTGACGTTGTTAGTGGCCTCGGAAACGGCTCCTCAGATGCAGGTGCTGATAAATTAGAAGATATGATGGATAGAGTTAGAGAACTAAGAACTGGCGGTAAAACACAGCCACCTGCTATACCTGATGAGATGATGTTGCCTGCATGATATGCACAGCAGTGCCTCGTGAGGCAATAGATATAGTTTGGGGTGATGTTAGTGGTTTATTAAACAAGGCAATCCAGACTAGTGCTGGTAAATATCACATCGATGATATTTATAGGCACATACACGAAGGATACTATAATCTTTGGTTGATTATAGATGATAAGAAAGATGAGAGAGTGATAGCAGCAATTACAACAAGAATAATAGAATATCCTAACAGGAAAGCTATGGCTATGGATTGGATAGGTGGCAAACGTATGATGGAATGGTTGCCTATAGCTATGGAAAGATTGTCTAGCTTTGCAAAAGACTGTGAGTGTAATCATTTGGAAGGCTATGGAAGAAAAGCATGGATGAAAGTATTAAAAAAATATAATTGGGAACCTGAATATATAGCTTATAGAATGGAGATAAATAATGGGTAAAGGTGGATCAAGAGCGCCAGCGCAACCAACAGAACAAAATATAGTACAAAGCTCATTACCTAAATATTTTGAGCCATATGCTATAGACATGATTAAACGGGCTGAGGCTGAGTCTAAGAGAGAATACACACCATATCAAGGCCAAAGACTAGCAGATGAGAACTTAGATACACAAAGATCAAGAGAAATAGCCAGAGCTGTAGCAGAGGGTGGTATACCGGGTCTAGGTAAAGCAACAGCGGGTACAACAGCAGGTATGGGAAGAGCTTTAGAGGGGCTTGGTTTTAAATCACAGGACTTTGGGTCTGAGCAGGCTCAACAATATATGTCACCATATTTACAAAATGTATTAGATGTACAGAAAAGACAGGCTGTATTAGATTTTAACAGGCAACAAGCAGGAAGAGATGCTGACGCTGTACAGGCTGGTGCATTTGGCGGCTCTAGACAGGCTGTAGCACAGGCGCTTGCAGGAGAGGGTCTGCAAAGACAGTTAGGTGAAATACAAGCGGTTGGTCAACAAAAAGCATTTGAACAAGCGCAGCAACAGTTTCAAAGAGACAGAGAAGCAAGGTTAGCGGCAGAGCGACAAGGCTTATCTGCGGCAGAGAGTTTGTCTGGGCAATCAGCTCAACTTGCAGCATTAGGTGAAAAAGCAAGAGCCGGTGATATTGAGTCTGCACAGTTGTTAGAAAAGATTGCTAAAGACAGACAAGCAAGAGAGCAAGCAGGATTAGACTTGGCTTATGAGGATTTTGTAAGGCAAAGAGATATGCCAAGAGAAGATTTAACATTCTTATCATCTATTTTGCGTGGTGTTCCAGTGCAGCCATCTACAGAGACCACTAAATTTCAACAATACAATCCTATACAAGATTTATTAGGCACGGGAATAGCTGGATTAGGATTATACAGAGGATTAACAGGCGGATGATGAACGTTTTACAAATACAAGATGATTTAAAAAACTTTTCTGAAGATCAGTTAATAAAAGAAATGCAGCAGCCAAGTGGCTCTGCGCCTCAGTTTCTTGTATTGTCGGAGTTAAATAGACGTAAAAGAGTAAAAGGAGAGTTTGCTGCAAGACAAGCACAGCAAAAACCAACCGTTGCCGAAGAAGTTGTTGCTGCGGCTGGTGTTCCTCAGTCAGGTATGATGGGCATGTCCGAAGCAATGGCTCCTGCAAGTATTGAGTCAGGTGGCATAGGTTCTATGATGCCAAAAACTATGAAGATGGGTGGTGAAGTAGAAAGATATGCTGAGGGTGGTCTTATAGAGGGTATAGCCGATAGTGTAAGTCAAAATGCCGAGGCTTTACAAAATATACAAGCAGCCACGGAGCAAAATGCAAAAATATTGCAGGATAGACAAAATACACCTGCAACTCAACCTGCACAACAACCAAATATTCAACCTCGCCCTTTGACACCAATAGCTACTACATTACCTGCAAGGCCTTTTCCTATGCCTAGACCACCTTTTGGCATTGGTGGCAAGGGTGGTCCAAGAGTGCCTATGAATAGATTCGGAGCGCCTCCACAGCAAAGATTAGGAACAATGAGAACCAGACTTGAAACTGGAGGGCTTGGTTTTGGTCAATATGCAAGAAGAGCTTTTGGTATTCCAGAACCACAATCTATGGCTGAGGGCGGTGTTATTAGAGCGTCAAATGGTTTTGCTGGTACTGGTAAATCTGCAGATGATATAATCAAACAGATGGAAGAAAAAGATAAAGCAAAAATAAATGAAAATACTGATGTTGAGAATATATCAAAAGATGTTCCTGCACAGAATACAGGAGTTACCGGTAACACATCTAATTATACTATAGAGCCTGATATAATACCTTTGGTATCTGATTCTGTAGAACAAGATATTTTAAACTTACAAAAGGGTTTACAGAAAGAAAGAGCCTTAGATAGAGCTTTAGCTATTGCGCAGGCAGGTTTTGGTATTTTAGCATCAGATGCACCAACTTTGGGTCAAGCAGTGGGTGAAGGCGCTTCTACCGGCTTAGAAGCCTATAGAGATGCTAACAAAAGATATCAAGAAGGTCTTATTGATTTAATAAATGCTAGAGCAAAAATTGCTTCTGGCAGAAAGAAAGGCAAGTTAACTGCAAGTGATATCATGAGCAATCTTAATAAAACTAGAGAGCAGCTTTATGGTAAGCCCGGTGACTTGGCTTACATTCAATCAGAAATTGACGATAAAACTAGGAATCAATTAGCGGCACAAGAAAGATATTTAATGAATCTTCTAAAAGAGGATTATGGTGTAAATCTACCTGTTGCAACAGCCATGTCATCTTAAAGGCGCATAAATGGGTACAATTAATGTAAAAAGTAATCTTACTGGTAAAACATATCCTATATTAATAGCTGGTAATAGACCTACTGCTGCAGAAGATCAATTTATACAAAACTATATTGCTAGAGAAGATGGTGTTTTACTAGAAGCTCCAGAAACAGAAGAAGAAGAAGGTAGCCTTATTGATGTACCAAAAGGTATAGCAGGAGGATTTTTTCAATCATTAGCACAAGTACCCGG